TCAACGGTGCTGACGACCTCGGTCTTGCCCACCAAAACTTGGGTGGTCGACCGACCAACGAACGTCGACACCGTGCGCTTGGGACCGGGGGCTACAACCCAAAGCGTCGGCGACGCGCCGTTAGAGTAAGCCTTCTGCATCCCATCGCCCAGCATCGCCTCGGTGACGGAGACGATGGCCGGCGCGATGAACAGGTCCGTCGAAAGAACCAGCGGTGCCGCGCCGGTGGTTTGAGCGGCCGCGGTGCCTGGCGCGATACAGCCGCCGACGCCGCCGCCCAGTCGGGGCGGAAGAGGCTGGCGGCCAAGCCAGTGAGAGATGCCTTCGGTCGTTCTCGGCGTGGTGGTGTAGTTTCCGGACGTGTCGAGCGAACGCGCCTGGCGCGAGCACATCGCGGTTTCCATGTCCGACTTCAGGACTTTCGACGCCATCGCCATCTGGTGGGCCATTTCGGACCCTTTGCCGGCAGCGTCGGCCTCTTCCTGCGAGCCGGCGATCGTCGCATCACGCTCGGAAATCTGCGTGATGTTATTCAGGCGGATCGTCGGCTGGGCGGCATGGGGGGCGAGCGCGAAGCCTTCGAGCTGCGCATTGGCGTTGGCCGTGTCGATCGCGCCGGTGGCGGTGATGATAGGGTTGGCCACCGTCGGCAGATACTCGGTCTGCCAGTCAAACAGCCGGTTCTTGACGTTGCGCCGCCGCACCGCCGACATGACCGGCGTGTCGAACGGGTCGATATTGTAGATCACATTTGACAGGTCTTCTCGGTTCCCGACCGCTTGATAGGTCGTGAAGGCATTGGTTACGACAGGCACTGGGGATCTCCCGGGTTAGAGCAATCGTCGAAACACATCCACGGCGTCATCAAGACGGCCGCTGTTCGCCAACCGGCGACTTGCTTCGTCGAGCCCTTTCCGGGGCGCATTCCCTAAGGGTGTAGCCGCGCCGGGAGTTAATGTTCGACCTTTGCCCGGGACGACAGCCTGTGGTTTTGCCGCCGCCATCATCCGGTCGTACTTGCTCGCCTTTCGCAGGATAGAAAGCATCCTGGGGTCATAGACCGTGGCGACTTCTTGCTCGCTAAATCCAGCCGCGAACGCAGTTTTGCGCATCGACTGGATTTCTTTCTTCAGCGCCGCCTCGTCTGGGATTTTGCTGTCGAAAACGAAGCGTGAAAACCCATCTACCGCATATTTTTTCAGCTGTCGATCAGCCTCGTCGGCCTTAATCGCCTCCATCTGCGCCCGCTCGGCGCGTGACTGGTTAAGCTTGGCGTACAGCGCCTGGAAGATCTTCTGGTTCCTGTGCGCCTCAACTGGATTTTCGAGGAACGCCCGATCCCAGTCCGGCTCTTGCGGCAACATGGTCGCGACATCGGCCTCGTAGGCCGCCTTCGCGTTCATCAAGAGGCCCCAGTTCGCCTGCTGCCGGCGCGAGTCCTCCTCAAGGGTGTTGCGAAAGTTGCTGAGTTCGGTCATCCGCCGATGAAACGTCTCCTGGCGAACATAGCCATTCAGCGCCTCGCCGAGCGAAACCTCGACCGGGTTGCCGTCAACAATTACCTCGTACTTCTCCCCCTCGTCAGGGGCTTCCCGCCGCTCGGCGACTTCCTTGCCGGTGGCTGCGGCGAGCTCATCCGGGTCGAGTTCTCCATCCTCTCCTCCGTCGTTCCCAGGTCCAACCCTCTCTGGACCCGCGGGCTTGGCTCCGTATAGGTCGTCGACATCGGTTTGCCTCTTTGCACGGGTGACCTCCCTCTCCTGCGCGCGGCGCGCCGGATCATCGCCGGCGTCGCCGGCGTCCTCGGTTTGACGATCCTCAAATAGCGGCTGCGGCGGCCCAACCGTCTGGACGAACTTGCCGCCCTGGTCGCGCGGCCGGGACGTCGGCGCGATCTCGTTGGTGAAGGCCTCCGCCGCTTTGTCGAGCTCTTCGGTCACTTCTTACGCGCCTCTGCCATCTTCTGGTTGTTGATCAGGATCTGCAATTCCTGCGGGATCGCCTCGAGCGCCTGAATTTTCGCCTTCAACGATCGATCAACCGCCTCGTCGGCCGACACCATCATCTCGGCAAACCATCGCTTGCGCAAATCAAGGATCGCCGTCGTGAACGCCTTGTTGTCGAGCAACTCCCTCGCCTCAGTGGCGAGCTCCTTGCGCTCCTCTGGCCGGATCGGGATCGGATCGGTCAATTCGCCGCCCCGTTAGGCCGCATCTTGGCGATCTTCTCCTGCTGCGCCAGCGTCGCCGCGGTCGTCGTCGCCTGATGCTGGCGATCGAGCCGCGCCTGCTCGGCGTCGTGCTGGCGGCCGGCCTCGTCGAGGACCGCGCTCGACAGGATCTTGCCGGTCGAAACCGCATGGCCCGTCATCGCTTGGTGGTGCCGCGCCGCCATGTCGGTCATGGCCTGAGTGTGATCGCTCGAGATCTTGGCCATGTTCTCTCGGTGCGCCGCCAAAGCCGAGGCCGCCTGCAGGTTCGCCTGGCGCTCGGACTCCTGGCCCTGCTGCGCCAGCTGGTCCTGCTTCATCTGCGACTCGGCCGTGTCTTGCTGGCTCTGCTGATCCTGCGCCTCGCTGTCCTGCTGGTCGGACATCAGCTTCGACGCCAGCTGCGCGAGCGCGACATGGCGATCGACGCCCATCTGTTGACCCTGCAGCTCGAGCTTCTGCAGATCGACGGCAGTCTTGGCATGCAATTGCTGATGCTTGAAAGCGTTCTCAGTCTCCATCTTCTGGGTGTCGAGATGCTGCTGCCCGACCGCCTTCGCCCCATCCATCCGCACCTTCTCGAGCATCGCCTGCGCCGCCATCATCTGGGCGTCAGGCTGCTTCGGCGCACTCGCCAGCTGCTGCATCTCTTGCGGGTTCGGCGTCTTGAAGTAGCGGCCGACATTCTTCACGTTGGCGAGCGAGAGCATGTCCGTCATCGTGTTCAGCATCTCTTGGACGCCGCAGATCGGGTTCGAGAGCCCCATCTGAGCGATCAGCGCCTGCTGGTCGTTCTTGATCCCCGACAGGGCCATCATCCGAACCATGTCGGAGCCCTTGCCCAAGTTCGGATTGACCTCGACCGACATCGAGGCGTCGAACGTCGATGTGTCGTACGGGACAAAATTGCCGCGAATGCGCAGCGTGCGCGGCGGGTTCGGGTTCTCGCAGATCTCGTTGTAGAGCCCGGTGAACAGGTCTTTGAAGCCCGTCTCGCACAAAACCCGCGCCACCAGCTCGACCCGCTCCTGAGCGCCGTTCACCACCGCCTCGACGCCGATCTGGGTCGAGCTCTGCAGCGCCTTCGGGTCCAATCCCTTGGCGGCGTCGGAGAGGCCGGTCCGCCGCGCCAGCATGTCATTGAGGATCTCGAGGATCGGCGTCGCGGCCTGGCCGACGAACGGCGTCGCGGTGAACATCACGCTCGCGTTCGGGTCGCCGCGGGTCCGGATCACGGCGCCGAGATCGTCGTTGAGCGCATCGTCGAGGTTGACCGTGAGCTCGTTCACGACCGTCTTCGGATTGATGCTCTCGGCGAGGCTGTCGAGGATGCCCCGCATCATATTGGTTTTGATCTTCTGAATGTCTTGAGTGTAGTCGGCGATCGAGTCGCCGACGATCGTGTGGCTGATCGGATCGCAGGAGAACAGCGAGAACTTGACCCGGTTCGCCTCCTCGTCGTGGACGATCTTGTGCGTCTCGCCCATGGTGCAGATGTAACGGAGCTCCGGAACGCCGTCGCCGTTCTGATCGGCCTTGATGAACCACTCGCCATAGAGCACGCCGTCGCCAACCCGGGTCGACATGAACCGGCCGGCGTTGCGCAGCTGGCTCTCCATCGTGAACTGGTTGATGTCCTGCGACTGGACGTGGTCGAGGCAGAGCTCGCGCGGGTAACCCATGGCGATCATCTGATCGACCGGCACCACCCGCTCATGGCCGATGATCCGGCTGTCCTTGAAAGTCCGAGCGTAACGGTCGATCCGCATCTCTTCCGGCGGCACGCCGGCGATCTTGATCAGCGGCTTGTTAAGCTCAAACTGGATGGTGATCTCGTCGTATGTCGGGGGCGGGGGCGGGGGCGGCCCAATCGACGACATGGGTCCAGACAAGCCGCCCATCGATGAAGGCGATGGAGAGGGCGGCGCTCCCGGTGGCGCAGAGCCTGGCATGGGCGGCCCGCCAGGCGGCGGCGAAGCCGCGGGAGGCGGCGAGGGCGGCGTCGGCATCCCGTTCGATATCGGCCTGCCGACCTTCACCAGCCTTGCCGACGGGTTCTCCAAAATCAGCTGCTGGATCTGCTCCGCGGTGATGCGGGTGAACTTCTTCCGGACCGTCTCCTTGTTCTCGTCGCACCACCATTTTACGAACCCCGTCTTGACGGTGAGCGCGTCCTTGAGCGCCCCATAGAGGATCAAAAAACCCGGGTTGTCGCACCAGAAAACATAGTTGACGTAATCGGTCGCCTGCTGCGCCTGGTCGACCTCCTCCTGAGTGCGCGGCACCAGATAGACCGGGCTCTCGCTCGCCCCGAACAGCCGGATCAGCGCCGGCAGCATCAGCATCACCGCGTCGCGCACGTCGGTCGAAACATAAGTCGAGCGGTTCGCCGTCTCCTCGT